GTGCCGCCCGCGGGTGTCTCACCAGACCGTCCAAGACCCGCGCCATACCTGAGCGCGCCCAGCTCGACCAACGGATAGCACCCAAGCCCATGCTGAATCCGAAGCAGCGTATAGTTGGTCAAAAGGGGTTCCGCTTCCTCATGTGTCAGGAACGCCATAGGCGGATAATCCAGTTCCACCTTCAGCTCTTTTGACAAAACGATCGCCACCGGATACCGTCTGACGTCGATCCGTCCGCTGCCATATGCCGAAACATATTCCGGATAATCTCCCAGCGTTGCATAATACAGCATGATCTCGCTGTCGCCGTCCTGCACAAAAACGCCAAATTCGGTGAGCCAAAAACCTGTTGCAAGGCCGCCGTTCATGTCGTTCCGGTACTCTACGATGAACGAGACTTCCAAGCCGTTGACCAGCTGCTGTGTCGATGCCGCATCGGCAACCGGGTTGACCAAATCGGTCAAATCCGCGGGATTGGTTTCCTCCGGCAAAACGCCTTTCCCAACGGCGACACGTGTAATGTGGAGCGTATCCCCGGCGACCATCCTCGCCAGCTTACGCCATCCGGCAGCGGTAATGGTAAATCCAGATTCCAAGATCAATCATCCCTTTCTGAAATTGGTGGCAGACGTGTAACGGTGTATTTCCAGCGGCCTACCGCAGCCTGCACAGATGTCTGAAGCGTATAATGCCGCGGAAACGCAAGCATTTTTGATGACGACAGGCTCCCCGCGGTCATCGTCCCTGCTCTCACAGGCGTCCGGAACGCCCGCACCCACGCAAATTCCGACAGCTTCGAGGAAGATATGACCGGTATAACCGCACCGCCAATCCGCATCTGTGCGGCTGGCAGCGGGGTTGTCTGCTCAAAGACAGCGCCCCAGATGATGTTGGCCGGGACGATATGGTCCAGCAGTTCCCGTACGATCGGGAATAAATCCGGTTTTCCGTCGAGGACATTCACTTCCAACGTATACCGGTCTGTGTCCACACTGGCCGACCGGAAGCGGTCTCCGCAGATGTTTCCAAGCAGTTCCCGCAAGGCGCGGAGCGTATACGGTCGGCGCTCGTTCAAACGGGCAAGGATATGCAGTCTGCGTTCCTCCAGGGTTTCACTTTTTCCCGGATGGATCCCGAGGATTTTTTCAAACCGCAAAAGCCCATAACCGTCCGCACTTACTACAAAGTTGTTGTCCAGAATCCATTGTGTTTCCTTCCAGACGGCCTTGAATTCTGGATTTTCAGCATTCAGAGCCTGCATCAGCTCCCGGTATTCCTGTAAATAGGGCGGCAGATAGCCGGGCAGGTCTACATTCCTCAACATGCCGCCGCACCTCCAAACACCGGCACCTCGTATCTGCCAAGGACCAGATTTTCCGGGCTTCCGTTCAGCGCCGTATCCTGAATATCAATCACCCCTTTGATCGAAAGGAGCCGCGCTTCGATCTGGCTGAGACGCACAATCAAACAGCTGGCGTCCTCCCACCCTCTGCGCAGCTCCAACAGGTAATTTGAAATTACACCTTCAATCTCCGCCTGGAGATTGTCCCAACTGTATCCCTCCTCAAACAAAAGCCGGGTGGTGAGGTACACCGCTGCCGCGTCCGCACTTTTCACCGTGACGACATGCCCGATCGGGGCCAGCCCATACCCCTCTCCCGCATCTTCAGGCGGGTCGATGGTGTTCTGTACAGTCTCTATGAGGACATCCGACGCCGGGTTGTGATCCGCGCCGAGGATGGTCAGGAGCACGGTACCGCCCGTGGTCAGCTTCTTTTGGCTTGCCGCTGCGTATACCGCGTCGAGCCACGACCGGATTTCCCCGACCTCCAATGTCCCGATGATCTCCCGATACCACGCATTCACCCGCGGCGTGGGGATCATTTCAGCAGGCCGGATGTCACAGTTCCAGACCCTTGTGACCTTCACGCTTCCAACACCGGGGATCGCGTGCACCTTTTCCAGGTAATCCCGCACGTTCCCGCCGAACGCCTCCTCCTTGAAGGAATCGAAATACCGCTGGCGCAGCACTTCGGTCTCCTCCTCATCCTCCCCAGGGATCAACACTTCCACCAGCTCGGCATTCGTAAGGCCGTTTATGTATTCGATCGGGATCAGTTTTCCCAGATGCTGATGTCCAATGATGCCGGGAGTTTCGCACCGCACCTGATAGGCATCCCCTGAAATACGTTCCAGAACGACATAGTTCAGGACATCCAGGCTGAATTTTTTTCCGGTCACATCAATGTCCGCCGGAGAAAAAATCCCTTTCAAAACAGCGTGGGATGCCGGATATGGCGTAATGCCGCGCTCCTTGCAGCGCCGGATCAGGAATTCCCGTGCCGCCGTATCTCCGTAAGAATTCCGGATGATGGTGTCCAGCTCCAGATACAGAATCTGAAACTCGATCGCTGTTGGCGAATGGGAATCCCAGATCACCGATCCTTCCCGTTTATCAAATTTATCGGACACCCGGCCCAGCATCCGCTCCAAAAGGAGCTCATAGGTTACATTCTCGTACATCAAATATTCACCGTCTTTTCTGCCTGCACATCCCCAAAGATGGTATGCGCCGTAAAGGTGGTATGCAGCACGCCTCTTTTCGGGCTGTCAAAAGTAAAATCCGTTACATCCAGGATTCTCTGATCCCAGGTCAGCGCTTCCACAATCCGGCGTTCCAGTTCAGGGCAGACATAGGAAATCGGCTCCCCAAACAGGTCCGCCAGCTCGATCCCGTAATTCCAGGAATAGATCAGATACTGATACCGTTCGGTGTTCAATATCTTGAAGATCGCCTGCTTCATCGCTTCCAGCTCATCCGTATAGCCCCGGATGTTTTTCCCGGTTTTCAGGTCCATCTGATAGGTTTTGGTGGGCTGCTCGGCAAAATCAAAGGTCAGGTTCAGCAGGTTTGTATTTGACGGAATCATAGCCACTGCCCCTCCACCGTGTGGTCGCATACCCGGTCAACCACCAGGAATTTCTGCCCTTCCTGAAAGCGGATGATAATCACCCGTTCCCCGGGCTTCAGGCCGTTGTAAATCATGATTTTCTTTCGCCCCTTGTACTCATGTTTGTGCTTTTCATAGGCTTCCGCGCCTGTGCCGCCTTCCTCGTCCTCGGTCTCATGTTTGACCTCAATATCGACGTAATGATCCACGACCGCCCTTGTCAGGACAAGCTGTGCCTGCGACAGGGTCATCTTCTGCTCGACGTCAATTTTCAAAGGGGCCGCGCTCAAAACCGTCCCATAGTAGACCGCAGCCGGCTTTTTCGCGTCGACCGCATCAAGGGCGGTCTGCTTGAGCATCTTGACGAGCTCTGTGCAATCAGCCAACAAATTCACCTCCGCGCAGATTCAAAGTCATGAAATGCTCATGCTCGCCGAAAACATGGACTGCTTTCTCCACCAGCATATAGGAATTTACAACGATGTCCCCCAAATCCAGGGACACCGCCACCATTGACCCAGCCCTGACCCGCACATCCCCGAACGCCCTGGTGATCTTGAGCCGTCGGGTCTTGCTGTTGTAGAGGGACAGCAGCGCGTCCGCCTTTACCGCGCCGTTTTCCCCCTCCTTCAGCGTGCCGAAATACTGCAAAACGCCCCATTCGTTGATGTGGGCGCTGTCTTTGGCAATAAAGATGTCCCGCTTTCCGGTGTTTTGATTGTCATAGGCCAGCTTGATCTGGTTGTAGGTCTGTTCGTCAATGCTGGATGTGTAGTCATAGTTCTCCCCGGTCTGCGGATCAATCAACAGGTTCAGCCGCATATTGGAAATATTTTTCAAGGTGAGCTTCCCCGCATCGTCATACAGGACGAACATCTCCTTCTGGTTGGTCAGTTCCAGATCAAGGGCGTTTTCGATCATGTCGAGCAGGGTTGCATTTTCCTCGGTCCTGGACGGAATGACATAAGAGGTGCTTTCGATCTCCCCCAGATTCAGCCCATAATCGGCAGCAACCATCTTGATAAACACATCCGCGGTCTTGTTTTCATAAACATAGGTATCCTTGTTTTTCAGGTAGCGGATCTGGTCATAGGCGGTGCAGCGGATCACCCCGCCGCCGTTCGTCTTATCCCGCTGTTTGGTAAAGACGAAGCCATAAAAGACGGTTTTTCCATTTACCAGCAGATTCACAGCCGAGCCTTCGCCAAACTCGCCGATATTTCCCAAAGCTTTGTCTTTGAGCACAGTGAACTTCAAGGTACCCGGGGAACCCCTGCGGTCGGTGGTCCATTCCACCCCCTCTTCCACCAACGGGAAAAAGGAAACACCTTTTTCATTTGTAATCAGAAGCTGCGCCATACTCCCCCTCCTAGGATTCTTTGGGGATGGTCAACGCATCCCCGACATAGAGAACGTTGGGGTCGCTCATGTTATTTGCCTTTGCGATCAGGGTGTATTTCGAGCCGTCCCCGTAATATTTCTTTGCCAGATTCCAAAGGCAATCCCCGCTTTGAGCTTTGTAGGACATGGGCAGTCCGGGCGCATTGTCTGTGCTGGACGGGGCGCGTTCCACCTGTTTAGTCGCTGTTGCGGTATTCTGCTGCACCTTGATCTTACAGAGTTTCGTGGAATAGCTCCGATACTGTTTCAGTTTGATCTTTACCATCAGGTCAAACCCGTTTTTGCTTTCGTCTGTGATCGAATAGCTTTCCATCGAAACCTTGATGTTGGTGCTGAACAGAACCTTGCCGCTCGGCAGTGTCCGGGAAACAATAAACTGAAATGGTTTCCGGCTGGTTTTTAGCTTTTCAAAGTAGTTTAAAAAATAGGACGCCTTTTGGAATCCACCGGAATAGACCGCGAACGGATACCGGACCTGCGGGATCATGCATTCAAATTCAATGTCCGTCAGCTTGGCCTTTTTCAACACATTGATCTGCCCTTCATCAATCAGGATATAGGTGCTGTTGTTATTGTTGATGGTCAGCTTCAACTGCGAGGGAGCGACAGGCAGCAGACATTTTTTCAGATAGAAATGGTATTGGCTCATCAGATATGCGTCCCTTCTGTGATCTTGTCCACCGCTTCACTCACACCGTCCGTCAAGCCGGTTACAAGCCCATCCAGGTCCATCCAGCTGCTGACGTTGTTATGGTTGGTCTGCTTGATGGTAATTGCGGCGGTTGTGTAACGGTTGATTGTCTCCTGTTCCGCGATGTCGCGTAAATATTTCAGCTCTTCGCCGGTATCGGTCAGACCGTCCGCCATACTGCCGGTATGGTTCGCAATGTCGGCAACGTTCCCGGCCAGTCCGGATCGGGAGAGATAGTCGGACATATCCAGCGGTTCCACGCCGAACAGGTCATTGATCGAAAAATTGGAGATGGTCTCTTCCACTCCCTCGCCGAACCTGTAACCAGCAGCCGCGGCATCGGTATAGTCGATATAATCCATCTTCTGGACGTATTCCACCCAGCCGGATTCATCCTTCACCTTCTGCTGCGCCTGTTCCAGCCCGCTGTAAAAGCTGTCCAAGCCGCTTGTGATGTCCACCGTCACGCCGGGGATTTTGTTAATCACCGCTTCGATGGCCGCGGCCATATTTTTGATGTAACCGATCACAGTTAACGCCATGTCATAAAACAGGACGGTCACAGCGCTTGTTTTGCCATGAAACACATTGCCGAAGAAATTCGCGAGGGAAGCGAACCCGTTCCAGAGCGGGATGGTAAAGGTGTTCAAAATGTGTGCGCCTGCCACTGCAAATGCGCCTGCTATGATTCCGGTGGCACTGGCGCTGGTTCCCGCAAAATGGTTCACCGCCGCCACAGCCGCATAGATCAGCGCGATCACGGCAATGACCGACAGGATGATCCATGTGATCGGACAGGCCAGCAGCGCCGCGTTCAGGCCGTATTGCGCCGCTGTTGCAAGGACCGTCTGTCCCGTACTCATTGCCAAAGCTGCGGCATGTGCGGTCTCCCGAATCTCTGCTGCCGCCTTGATGCCGTTGGTAATCGACTGAACAGTGTTATACGCAGCCAATACAGTAACATAGGCTGTCATTGCCGCCGTCACGCCATAAACGATTGGGCCGATCCACGACCAGTTGTCGATCATCGCGGAGGAAACATTGACAGCCCCCTCCGCAACCATTCCAAGAATCCCGATCAGCAGCTGTAACCCCGTGGTTACCTTGGCAATCACAACTTCGATTGTCCCCCAGTTTTCGTTGATTGCATCCACAATTTTGAGGATATAGGGATAGACCCCCGCGCCTACCTGTTCTTTCAGGTCTCCGTAAGCGTTGGAAAGCTGGATAATCTTTCCCTGCGGGGTGTTGGACATGGCCTCGTACAGGCCGTCCCACGATTCGGAGACCACAGCGTTGATTGCCGCGGTAGCCTGAATATCCGCGG